CTGATTTCGAATGATGTTTCACCACCACGACCGTTGATCACACGGACTTTTTTGCCGTCGATCTTGACATAGCCATAGTTGCCATCTTCATATACACCATGCGGGCAGGGTTCAATAGTGACCTCACGCACGATCTCGCAAAAGCCCCAGCGCCGTGTGGGCAGTCGACCCTGGAACAACTTCATGTTGTCCATGGAGGTAATTAGGATTTTTGCTTTCATGGTGTGAGCCTTTTTGCTATACCCATATTATAGCATTTTGGGCAATAAAGGTCAACCGCTAGGTGCGTTCCAAGTACCGCATGAACCGATCAAGATCTCCGTACATGGTCAGCATCAGAGCTTGATCACTGCCGAACAAGGTAATCTGTGGCTTCTTTCCTGTTTTGAGATAGTAAGGGCAATCCAGCTTTCGATCCAGCAGCAATAGATGTCGAGGCAGCAGAACCACCTCCGCTGGAATGTCAAACACATACATCTTGATGTCAAAGGTGGCGATGGCCTGATAGCCCGCGGTGGTCAGTCGCATGCCTTTGCCTTCGCGAGAATTCATCCACCAAGAGGCAAATGCTTCGTCAAACACAGGGTATTCATCCCCGGGCAGCTGATCTATTATCTGACGAGTAAGTTGATGTTTATCGAACATCGGGGTATATCTGCGCCCCCTGAGTCAATAGCACTACTGTGAACTTGCTTGTTTTGAACTGTGTGTTTAGTTTCTTGGCCAGATTTTTTGCATGTCCGGGATTTGAAAAACTGACTTTTTTATACTTGGGACCCGGATATTGAGTCAGCATGTTTGCAGTTTTGAGATTGATGGGAGCAGCATCGTAGAATACTGCCCACACGCCTTCGCTGGCCAGAACTTGCTCGGTCTTGTAGGTTTGTTTGTTTATGTGCTCGATCAGCACCTGAGGCTTGGGTCTACTCATAGCATTATTTATGCCATTAACTATGTGCTTTTAAATGATCCACCGTCCATTACCACTTGGGTCACTGTGTTCTCAACTGGCGCAGTTCGCATTGCTGCAAGTGTCATCAGCAGTTTGGTTATGTCCGCATGCAGATCCTTGGCATCACGCATGGTCATTGTGAAGTCTTTTTGGCCACGACTTTCGTGGGCCTTGATTGAGTCAACAAACCGATTGATGTGCAGGCTCACACAAACACCTCTTCATCCAGATATCGCCGCAGTTCCTTATCTGTGGGATCCACGGTGTAGTTGTGCTTGAAAAAGATCTCGTATGAGTCCGATCCATACTTGCCGATACCATACAGTTTGGTAGCATCCTCACCGTCCCACTCCACATAGTCCGCGGTCATCCTGCGTATGCGATTCTCTTTTACTGTGCTCATGCCCAGGCTCCAGATGATGTTCTTTACCGCCTCTGGTGTGCTGAGCATTAGACTACCGGGTGTGGGCCAGTGATGCATGAATAGTGGATACACTGTCTTCACAGGTTTGCGGCCTGTTTGGTTCAGCATGATCACTGCCACCATGTGCCTCCACTTTTCTACATAAGGAATATCTGTCGAGCCCAGTTGTTGCTGCACCATGAGGTCATCGCGGAGAGGTGCAATCATGATTTTGTCAAGAATTGTTCTAGTTCCGGGGCAGTCCAACCCACGGGCTTGAGCACCTTGCCATCTTCACGCTTGCGAACTTTTCCAGTTTCTCGATCAATCTTGGCAAAGTTGGTGCTCATGACTTCTTTCCAGGCACCTTCACCGTCTGCACCCATGGAGTGAATAGCACCTATAGTCACAACTAAAATATCAACTAGTGCATCTAGAGTTTCAACTTTATCGTGTGCTGTAATTGCTTCATACAATTCTCTAATTTCTTCATCGATCAACGAAACATATAAGTCGAATTGATCTTTGTCAAACTCGCCACCAACTGTTTGGCCGCAAGCTCGCATGAATTTTTCTTGATCTCTAAATGGATTCATTTGCTTGTTCCTTGGTGTGAAAAGGGCCTTGATAGGCATATCGTTGTAGGGTTATCAACTTGGGATTCTGCACAGTTTTCCAGGTACGATGTTGTTTTACCTGGTACCATCCGGCAGCAAACCAGGACTTGGATTTGTTATCTCGCGTGAACAGTGGCAATCGGTGGGTGACATCCCACATGGCATTGTGTACCACGCCGCCGGTGTCATAACCATACGCCTGTTGATCTTGGACCGCAGCAACTGACTCTTGATCTGCAAATTCAATACCAACAGCACGACCTGCCATCTTGAGTGTTTTGTATCGCTGCACTGTGTTTTGAATTTTTACAACAATACCCTCAGAGTCAGCTTCAATCTGACCAACCTTGCGATCATCTTTTTTAAGTATCCAGTAGCGATCTGCTATTACTGGTTTAGCTACTATGCTGTTCATTCAATACTCCTTTGTAGGTTTCATTCAACCAGCGTCCAAAGCTGTCTGCTGAGTCACTGCACTTGACCAATTCGTACTTGCCACAGAACCGCAAGAAGTGACTGCCAACTTGACCCACGTCCTTGTGGCTCACTTGCTCACGTATGGCAGCATCCACCAAGTCTTTGATCTCTTGTGGCTGTGCTGTGAGGTCAATAAGACAACGGTTGCGTTCATAATCATCCAGCACACGATGTTCGGCACCATTGTGGTCAGTCCAACGTTGCAACATGAGATTGTTCCAGGCGTAGCCTTTTTTGCCCATGTCGTTGAATGCTTCTTCCAAGCCAGTCTTGTTCTTGGTACCCTTGGTTCGCACGCCAGGATACGCTGAGAACACATTGTCACTGGTATCGCCACGCATGCACTTTTCAAACAACAACCAAGCAGGATCAGGCACAGTCTTGGGCAGCTTGGTCTTTTTGTCCTTGATCAGCTGTCCCTTGACATCAAAGATTCCGTCTAGAGTGATCAGCTCATCTGTGATACCGTTGTATTGTTTGACATTGGGTGCGATCAGCTGCACAAAATCTGTGTCTGAGCTGACCACTATGTGTTCGTCTTGGGGGTGTAGGGCTATCCATCGTGCGATGATGTCATCTGCTTCGGCCTGTGGCTCACGGATCACACTGCAATTGGTCCGGTTGCTGAGGTACTTGGTCAGCTCATCATAGGTTTCCCAGAACAGCTTGTCTTCTTCGGCCTGCTCATCATTCATGGCAGCACGAGCCACAGCACGATTGGCCTTGTAGGGCTTGTAGTGATCCTTGCGCCAGCTGCGACCTTCGAGACAGAAGATCACATGGTCAGCTTGAAAGCGCCGCACAACCTTGTTGGCACTCATCAGAGTCAGATACAGTGCAAAACCCAGCTTGGTCCAGGAGTCCGCAGCACGATGTGCCTGATGCCGTGCTCGAAAAAACATGTTGCTAGTGTCAATCAGTAGGTATTTCATCTGGGCCCAGTAGTTGGTTGTCTTTAATGTATTGTAGCACATACTTGGCCCAAAAGCAATGGGCGCTGGCACCAAAATGATATGTTTTGGGGTTGACATAGTCAAATCCGTTGTATCTTAGCACAGCATCATAACTGCCGGACCGGATGTACGGGTCAATGTAATGCTTGCACCAGGATTTTTGGTTGGTTGGTGCGATGTCACTGAATGTGCTGTTGGCATTGTAAAACAAATGGTCTATACCCAGTTGTTCAAGATAGCAATGCATGTCCCAGATCTTGTGATGTGCGTCTGCGGTTTTCTCAGTCCAGTCTATGTTGATCACATAGTTTCGATAGCGGTCCTGCAGGTCTTTGTGTACAGTGTCCCATCCGGACGCATTGACCTGATATTCTTGTCCTTGATAAAACCACTCTTCTCTTTCCCAGGAGGTCCATTGTATCACCATAAATGTGCTCTGGAGTTTGTCAGGATTGTGCGTGATCCAGTCCTTGGTGGTGCGTATGGTTCGATCATTGCTGCCACCTGATTGTGCAGCACAAATCACCTGACGATTCAGCTCTTGACCCAGAACAGTACACCAACTCACGGCCAGATTCAGCGGATGTGGACCTCGTCCGGCCCGGTACAAGTTGCCATCATCCTCGGCCCAGGCATGTGTTACCGCCGCCTCGGCAGCCGCGGTATGACTACAGCCATTTGCAAACAAGATCATCTGTGTGACAGCACCTTGTGACTCTCGGCTGCTGCCACACGTCGGCGCAGGCTTGAACTGGAGAATGAATGATCCCTGCCATTGAATACCAGTTCAATGCCTCGCATGGTGCCTTCTTTTCGCCCAGTGAAATCTTGACCTTGATATTCCACACCCAAGATACGCACATCCACGGGCAGGATCAACAACAAGTCAATAAGATCTTCTTCGGTCTGATACACCACAACCTCATCCACATAGCGACAAGCAGCCAATTGTATCTGGCGTTCCACTATGCTCTGTACCGGTGGATTCTTTTCTGTAGGACGATCTATGGTGGGATCAGTTTGTAATCCACATATCAAATAGTCGCAATGGTTCTTGGCTTCACTCAGCATGGCAATATGTCCTGCATGCAGCATGTCGAATGTTGAGAAGGTGATGCCGATACGTTTGCCCTCGGCTTTGAGTTGTTTGATGTGATTGAAAATCATGATACTTCGGTTCTGCCATCACCAATGTTTCGAGTGTTCACATACTGTCCGGCACCCTTGATAATGGCTTGTTCTTGTTCCCAGGTCTCCATCACAATGTGACGGCACACAGTCTGGAACCAACGATCCACAATGTCCACATCCTGGTCTGTGGATTTGATCATGTAGCCGGCCTTGACCAAGCGACTCACAAAGATTTCATTCCAGTCCAGTTCAAAACTGCCTTGGTGCAGGTTGTTGGGGTCAATGTCCATTTTAAGAATAGCCACGTACGGCTCCCCAGCTGAGGTAGCAATTTCTTTTTCACTCTTGGCTGCTACTTTTATTTTAGGCACCGCTGGCGTAACCACTGCTGGCGCTGATTTCTTTGGTTTAAAAAATTTATCAAACAGTCCCATATTATTTGCCCCATCCGTTGCCCCAGAGGTCCACATGCAGTCGTGGACTATACCAGTAACCACGCCGGAGTGCCTCATCTGCCACATGCAATCTATTGCCATCATACACACTCACAACACCGCCCACGGGCATGACAAATACAGGGCCGCTAAATCCGCGCAAGCGATATTCGTCTGTCACAAGATCCAGTTCGGCAAAGTCTTCGACTTTTTCAACCACAAACTTGAGATAGGTCACACCGTATGTTTCATAGTCCCAGATGATGTCGGGCTTGATAGCATCTTCATATTTCTCCCCGGACACACTCAGTTTGGGACTGACACTGAATGTGATTTCGCCCATCCAGGCCGTAAGATACTGCTTGAATTCTCTAGTGAGTTCTTGAGTGCCGTTGGTTTCAAATGTGATGTGTCGTAGGCCAAGTTCGTGCAACTTGTCTAGTAGTTCGGGATATGCACGTTGCCAGCCCAGTAATGGTTCGCCACCTGTGATCACCAGGTGCACAGGATTACCATTGGGCTGCTGCCAGTTACCATGCGGCAGTATCTCAGCCATCTTGGCCACTAGTTCATCTGCGGTATATGTGGGGCTCAGGTGTTTGAATGCCGGATGCCAGGATGCATAACTGTCACAACCAGTTTCCACCAGGGGCAGTTCCTCAAATGTGTTGTACATATGAACAATCTTGGCCACCTCATCGGCACCAGTGGACTTTTCACCTGGTTTGCATCCAAAACCTGAACAGGTAAAATTACAGCCAAACATGCGCAAAAATACCGACGGCACGCCAACATAGCGTCCTTCGCCCTGTGCTGAATAAAATAGTTCGCTTACTTTAAATTTCATAGTCTTGTTACCTTGGTCATTCCCGACTTGCGGGGGTCTTTATCTAGATTGATACTTTCTTGTTGCATTATAACACGAGTAGATTGTTTTGTCACCCAGCCCGGCAATACTGCATCCAGATAGGCCAAATGCTCCGCAGGGCTAGGATGAGGGTCACTATTTCTGTTGGGCCATCCGTCTTTGAACAACACAGTATGATAACTTGGCGCAATTGAATCAACTACATCTTGATAGATATTTAGAGAATCAAAATGGTCCATGGATAAAAACTTCCATTGCACTTGCCGATTTTCCAACAATGTTTTTACTGCTTTGATATAGGCCAGTGTTTTTATTAAAAGTCCTCGCTCGTCAACGTGTGTGGCCAGGTAGTCTTTGTTGTATATCGGACAACTAAACATATTTCCCAGTGTGTGCCAACGTTCGTTGACATATCTATCTTCTCGGGTACTAGTGGTCCAGCATACTATCACAGTATCTCCAGTGCTAAATTGCTGGCGCTGATCAGCCTCCATCACACTGTTGAATATAAATTCGTTGCCTGCCCCGCTCTGTCCCCAGTTCTCAAAACTATCAAATTCTGGTGCCAAACAGTCTGCCCATGTGCTCCAGCGATAGTTGGTAAAACTACAACCAAATGCAAACAGTCTTGACATCAGGCTGCTATTTTAGCTCGTGCTGCACCGTCTCCCCGACGTGCCCCATTTGAGTCTTGACCGATTCGTTCTACCATGGCCTTGCCAAAGTTTCGGCGCCGTGCAAAATAAAACAGTTCCAGGAACTTGGAAAAGCTCATGGTCTTGTCTTCTGGAAACTCCAGTTGATACACAGTTGGTGCATGCACTAGGTCATGATCAAAGCTGAGATACTCCCAGATATTATAGTCCAGCTCAAGATTTTCTGGATATGTGTTCATGGCATCAAATGCCACCAGGTACCTACGTTGGAATCTCATGATGCTGTTCAACAGATCCACAGGCAGGTTGTACCGTGCCATGAATCTCTCCAGCATGTCAAAAATTCCGTTGTACTGTTTTTCCACATGCATGTTCAAAATAGTTCTGTGTATCAGATTCCAGCCGTGAATTTCGATGCCAATACTGGGGTGATTGATCCTGCCAGTGGTCATCCAGTTGCGATAGTATTCACGTACTTCCTCTTGCTCGCGATGCAACCATTCGTCGTGTTGCATGAATTCAAACAGTTCATCATAGAAATCACTGTAGGGCACACGGCTGTACTTGAACATCAGGCGGCTCAACAAAGTGCTTACACCGTTGATATGGAATGTGTTGATAAACCATGAAAACACATGTGCATCCAGCATGGTGTCGAAAGGCATGTCTTTGGTACCAGTAATGATATCAATGCTTTCTTCCACGTGTTCGTTGCTGTAACTGCCCGAGAAGTAGTCAGTCACAGGCTGGCTGGTGATCTTGAACAGTTTCTTTTGCAGCAGATTCATTTCAGCGTTTTCCAACAACTGTGCCTGAAACACTGTGAGGCCGGTATGGTTGCCCATTTCAAACAGGGTCCAGAAGTTCTTTTTCCAGGACTCAAAACTTTCGCCGGGCAAGCCCAGAATCAGTTCTGTGTAGGTGGGAATGTTGCGTTGCTCGCACAATTCGAACACTTCGTTCAGCTTGTTCATTTCCATGTTCTTGCGACGAATGTTTTCCAGCACATCAAGATCCAGACTCTGTACGCTGAGTGTTAGTCCTTGATTGAAGCCACGTGCGTCCAGAAGTTTTTTCACAATGTCAACCACTTCCTTCTTTTGATTCTTGGCCCAGGCCACTGAGAAGGTTCTTGGAGATCCGTACTTTTCCTGGCACTCAATGATCTTGTCTGCAATCAAGCCATCACGTTCGGCAAACATGCCAAAGTTGGCATCAGTGATAGAGATAAAGTCAAAGTTGCGCTTGGCCATCCACTCCAGTTCTTCAAACACACGCTCAAGTTCAAACTTCTTGACCTTGTTGTAGGTTAAGCTGCCCCAGTCACAGAATGTGCAAGCGAACGGGCAACCACGACTGGTCTCCAGTGTGCCTTGCCACATGATGCCCGGATTGTCTTCGATCAGTTTATCAAAAACCCCAGCCAGGTATGGACTAACAACTTCTTCAAGACTCTCGATACGCTTGGCTTCGCCGGTGTTCACGGCCTCGCCGTCTCGATTCAGCAGCAGTCCAGGAATGTGGCCAAAGCTGCGACTTTCGTAGGCTTGCAGCAGTCGCCGAAATGTAATTTCGCCTTCAAATGTGATAACCACATCCATGAACGGATTCTTGCGAAACAAGTCTGGATCAGTAATGGCCGGTTCTGGACCACCAAACACAGTAAACACTTCAGGGTTGATCTCTTTGATTCGTCGAGCCAGTTCATAGTTGTAGTTGTGATTCCACACATAGGTGCTAAACGCCACAATGTCATTTTTGGCCAGACGTTGTACAATCGGCTCAACTTCGTCTCTACGCCATACCCATTCAGTAAGTTCAAAGTTGTCCCGGATCTCAGGATCAGCAATGGCATAACTCCATATCACACCTGCTGAATACGGCAAGTAGTGTGCATTGAGCTCCTTGGGCCCTTGTTGAAAGTTGGGCTGTACCCAGGCAATTTTGTGTGTCATTGAGTATTTACACTGTTTTAAAATGCCTGTGCGGATTATCAAACTGCACCATCTGACTGTTGACATCGTTTTCTGCCAGGCGCTGCCAGGGATCTTGGGTGCCGTTGAAAATATTTTCAAAGAACTCGGTGCTTGCACCAACTGTGCGCATGTGCATGGCAAGTTTGGCACAGTCTTGATGTCTCAACTCAATCATTTGCACACTGTGGAAGTCGTTGGGATCTGAAGGCTTGCCCTCCAACATGGGGCGATTTTTGAAAATGTCATCGTCGTTGTTGCCAGTCAAGTCAAATCTATCATGTAACACATCCACGGGTATGCGTAGATAAATGTCCAACATGTAGGCCTGCTGACTTACCCAACCGTCTTGTGTGGGATGCGGACTGATGTAGCCCAGCAACTCATACCACTTGCGCGGCACAACAGGGAAGATGCTATACGGATGCATGTTGTGAGTACAAAAGCTCAGTAGTTTGAATTCGCCTTCGTGACTCATGATAACATCATCCCAACCAGTGCTCTGCATCACAGCGTCATCGTTCCAGATCACCAACCAGCGAGAGTCGGTTTGTTTGGCCATGGCATTGTTGTACTTGTGCAGATTCACATAGCCCATGCGTTCAAACTTCATGGCAGTGTAGGTGACATCACGACTGTCCAACCAGGGTTGTAGCTGATCAACAAAGAAAGTAAATCCTACATCATCATCATGATCAAAGGCAAACATCAGCTGCACACGACTGATATCCGTGGCCAGTTCTACCAGGCTCCGGATACTACGTTCAAGGCTAGTGGTGCGGCCACGAGTGGCCAACAACACTGCAATATCAAATTCAGGATCAGTTGTCAAACTCGTTGTCCTCACGATGTCCTTGTCGACCAGCCATGTTCGAATCTGTTTCACGAACCTCTACCTTGCAGCACCAAACACGCTTGGCTTCTTCACTACCGCAGTGGGGCAAAAAGATTGTGTTCACATACTCGTACAAGAAGTCAGCAATGCCTTCACATCCGGTCTTTTCCACTTCTGTGATCTTGGCCAGTTTAAGTCTACCCAATTCAAGTAGATGTTCACGCATGGGATCATCTTGTGCCACAAGCAAAGTGTGATCAAACCATTCTTCTAGTTTTTCCTTGAGCGGTTTCAGGCCACCAAAGTCTGTGACCCAGTTACGAGCATCTAGTGTGTCTGCTTCAAATTCAAAGTGAAAGCTCATGGCATAACCATGAATGAGATTGCAGTGACTTTGAGCACGCCATTGACGGTATGCCACAGGACCGATTTGTCTGTAAGTCTTTGTTGAAAAGTATTTTTGTGCCATGATTTTCTCCTATGTTAGATTATAGCATAGGCGGCGGAGTTTGTATACCGGGACGATGCCGATAGGCCGGTGTATGAGTATT